TAAGAAGTTGTATAGGTATTACTAAGTACAAAACAACATTACAAGATAATAATAAAGATGATTTCTTACAACACTTAAAAGAAGAGTTAATGGATGCTTGTCTTTATATTCAAAAATTACAAAGCAATGATTCATAAAATCATATCTCCTTTATTTGTAGACTTACCAAGAAAGACTAAAAAAGATAAAAGAGTTTACTTAAATATGAATACTTACAGAAACCTACATCATAGGATAAACAATGATGCTAAAATAAGGTATTTAGAGACGATTAGAGAGCAGTTAGATGGTCTTTCTATACTAACACCAGTCGAGGTAACTTATAAGGTCTTAAAAGGCTCTAAAAGACGTTTAGATAAAATGAATGTAGTAAGTGTTGTGAGTAAGTATTTATTAGATGCAATTACTGAGTGTGGTTGCTGGGAAGATGATAATGATGAATTTGTTAAAAAAGAAACTATATTACCTACTGAATTAGATAGAGAGAATCCAAGAGTGGAAATAACAATAAAAGAGATTCAATGTTAGAAAAACTTGCGAAACATCACGTACTATGGTTGCAGATGCTTATAAACTTAGGGTGTGATTCTAATTTAGCTAAAGATATTGTTCAAGATATGTATCTTAGACTTTATGATTTAGTTAAGGATGAGTCTAGAATAATGTATAGGGATGGTGTAAATAGGTATTATGTTTATATCACATTAAGAAATATGTATTTTTCAAGGCTAAAGAAAATGAATAAAAACCCTGAATTTAACCTCTTGGATACAGATGTTATTGATGATGATTTATATGCTGAGGATGAAAATATAGCTTTCGATTTGCTAAATGCAAAAATCAAAAATATTACTAAAGATTGGACTGTGTATGATAAAAGGTTATTTGAGATATATTTTATGCAGGGAATTTCTTTGAGAAAAATATCTAAAGAAACAGGTATTGGTCTTAGTTCTATACATAACTCTATACAAAATTACAGAGAAATTGTTAGAGCTGAGTTATCAGAAGATTTACAAGATTATTTTAATAAAGATTATCATAAAATTAAATAAAATGAAAGAAGATAAGTATTACATAGAGTTAGAGAAAAAAGGTTACTACGAAAAAATAGACAAAAGGTCTAAAGATTATAGAGAGTATAAAGAATGGAGAGCTACTCAAATTGAGATTACTAAGAAAGACTATAGTTCCTTAAAAGAGAATATAGAGAAGCAACCTAAAGGTCTAGGAGATACTGTCGCTAGTGTAACTAAAGCTACAGGAGTAGATAAGGTTGTTAAGTTTTTAGCAGGTGAAGATTGTGGTTGTGATGAAAGAAGAGATAAATGGAACGATATTTTTAAGTATAAGACAGTTAAATGTGTTACTGAAGAGGATTACATCTTTCTAATTAATTTCTTCAATACCTATAGAGGTAAAGTTGATTTTAACGAAAAACAAAGATTGGTAGATATTTACAATTATGTTTTTTCATACAACGAGAATAGAAACACATCCTGTAGTAGTTGTATTTCTAAAATAGTAAAAAACTTGCAAAGATATTTGTCAGTTTATAAATAATTTATATATTTGACTTATGAAAGATATAAAAAATAAAAGTTTCTGGGATTTAGGATTAAACCTAGTAACAGGCATTAAAGAACAAAACCATACCGAACAAAAAAAAGAATCAAGAAGGTATGAGAAACATATTTACGATAAGTTTAATAATAGATTCAGAGAAAGAGTTAGTAGTGAATCTACAGAATTGTTTAAAAAGCAATTTCAATCAAGTTAGTAAAAATACATAAATGATAACATCTGATTTAGAGAGAAGAAATAATAGAGTTATAGGTAGTTATTACGCACAAGCTATATCAGAGCTTTATTCTGGATGCTCTATAATAGATATGCAGTACGCATTAATGTATTACGAAGAGGAGGAGAAATACTTGGCTTGTGAAGGTATAAAAAGAGCGTTAGATGACTTTATGTCTAACTCTATTGTTAAAGGCTTCTTAGAAATTAATGAGTCAATAGATGGTAACGAAAACTATATAGATGAGTAAACAAAAAAACCCCTTACCGATGAAAGTAAAGGGTTTTTTGATTATTAGTTTTACTAAACTCCTTCTGTTACTGTAAATCCTGCAGCAGTTAAAGCAGCAGAAACCCCACTAGCGTTAGGTAGTATAAAGTTAGCAGGTACTCTTTCCATTCCTGAGAAAGATAAAGTATATCCACTTAAATCTCCCATTGCAGCACCACTTACAATAGTACCTCCTGTTACATCGCAACCGTGTTCTAATCCTGCAATAAATACGTTTCCGTTATTATCTTCTACTAAAACAGTAGGACTTCCATAAGAAAGTAATTTAACAGTTTTATGGTCTTCTTTAGTTAACTTACTTAAAGTTAATTCTAGAACTTGCTCAAATACAGTAGTTCCATTCTCTCTACTAGATTGAATATTCTCTGTAAATGTAGATGCGTTTCTGATATCGAATTTATAAGCAGCTACACCAGTACCAACAGAATCAATAACATCTGTATCGGTAACATCGTATGTAACGTCTGTTAAATCAATATCTCCTTTGTTTACGAAATAGATAGCTTTTAACCCTCCTACAGAGTCTTTACAAGGCTCTAATCTACCTCTTGAAATATCACAACTCATTATGTTTTTATTTTTTTAGTTATTAAAAAAGGGTAGATAGATAAACTCCATCTACCCTTGTTATTTTTATATTAAGGCTAATTATTAGTTAGCTGCGTTTGTAATTCCGTAAGTTACGATATCTTCAACAACACCATACTGAATACCAGATGTAAATCTCATAATAACCCTACAATTCTGAGACCCGTCCAAATCTGCCATATCTAAAATCTTAACTTCGTTATGGTCAGATAATAAACCTGTACCAAACCATAAGTTATCTTTAGTTGTAGCAACCATTGTGTTATCACTTAATCCGTTAGCCATAAAAATCTTTACACCATCAAATGCCTCGATGTTGATATCTTGGTTGTTACCTCTATCTTGATAACCAGCACCTCCTTGACCGCCACTAGCGAATCCACCTAAACTTCTTTTGTAAGCTCTAAAGATGTTTTGAGATACATAGATGTATAAATCCTCTCTTCCATATAAAGCAGAAGGAATAGCATCTGCTACTTTTCCTAATTCATCTACTACGTTTGCAGCAGTTACTGTGGTTCCTGCAACCTCTTGTGCAGCAGGTAAATCAGCATCAGCAGCTAATAAAACCTCAAATCCATCAAATTCTCCAGGATTTGCATTAACTCCTTTCCAAACAGTGTTTTCTGTTTTTTGTGCTACCTTTGCAGCAACGTGCATAATTAGGTAGTCTTGGAATGTTTTAGGTAAGTTATCAAAAGCTGAGTAACCCATTTGGATTGCTTCCCAATCACTTCTAAAATCTTTCTTACATAACTCTAAATTTACTTGAAACTCTTCTGGTTGAAGGATTCTTTCAGTTAAAGTTAATGTAGATGTGTCTGCGAAATCACAAGTACCGTCTTTTACGATACCATCTAATTCCATTCTCTTAACAACCTCTTTAAATTTAACATTAGGTCTAATAGTTAATCCACCATTAGCAATAGTGTTACCAGATAAAAGAGCAGCGGAAATATATTTTCCAGCAAATTCACCTGCATAAGTTGTAGTAATACTTGTAGTTGTAGCCATTTCTTAATTTTTAATTGTTTAACGCATAAGCAACTCTTTGCTCAGTTGTCATTGCTTGTTTATTTATATATGATTTTTGTACTTTTTGTTCTGTTTTTGCTTCTGGAGAGTGAACAGTCTCTTCAATGTTTGATAACTCAACGTCATCTTTAGATAATTTAGCAGGTACATCAGCTTCTTTAGAATCAGACCTGTCTTCGATTAACGCTTTAATCATAGAAAGTAATTCCGCTTTAAGTGTTGATAATTCTTCAGAAGTAGCATATCTTTCCATAGAAACTTCATCTTTTACTTCGATTTCAGACTCTTCTTTAAGGACAACCTCTTCTTTAGGCTCTTCAGCAAGTACAGCTTCTTTTACCTCCTCTTTAACTTGTTCGGTTGCTTCTTCAGTAGATAACTCTACTTCTTGTTCAACCATAATGTCTTCCACTTTCAATTCTTCCTTAGAAAGATTTAATAGTTCCTTGACATTATTAAGGATTTCTGTTGCTTTCATACTTATTAGTTTATATTAATATAACTTTGATTTAATTTAATTGTCGTATTTTATACGTTATTCGTTAGATTTACCTCCTATAAATCCAACACCTTGCGACCAATACTTAGGTTGCTTACACTTCTTTTTCTCGCACTTTTTGATAGTATAAGTATTTAGGCATTTGCAATATTTAGCTCTTTCTGCCATATTAGTTTTGTATTTTACTTATAAAGAATATTATATCCCATACATTAGCATTACCTCCATTTGAGGTTATCTTCCATTGAGAACCATTATTTACAAAACTTGAGTCAGCATAATATTGGAATACTTGATGATATTCGTGTGTTATATCGTTTCCTTTAGGGAAAGGTATATCAGAACCTAATCTCTCATAAGGAGTACCATTACCACCTTCTAATTGAAGTCTTATGTATGTTTGATTAGCATTAGGAGCAGAATACTTAAATACAACTGTAACCATATACAATTCATTCTCATTATCTGCCAATACTTTATAAGTACTATTGTTGTAATAATTAATTGAATCATCACTTAAAACAACATTTCCTGCATTATTATTCAATATAACAGAAACACCATCCAATAATGGTAGCTTATTAGAAGAAATCCAATTAGTATCATCATATCTTGCCCAACCAAGACCACTACCAAAACCACCTTTAGGATATATTTTTACCCACTCTCCATTATAAACAGACCATATTCCTGCTGATGTTGTTACATAAGCACCTTCCTCTATATTATAACTTAATCTTTCTTCTTCTGAATTAATATCAGATTTAACCCTATAAGATGTATTCTTTATTGTTGACATACTATTCTTTATCTATTTGTTCAAGTTTTCTTATAGCCCATTCAACACCACTTGTTCCTCCCCAAGCATCCCACATAATACCTCCACAGCCTTCTGAATAAGGTACGTCTTTGTGTTGCTGATGTCTTTTAAATGATGCCATTCTTGCAATAGTATCTCTACTTATAGCTTGTCCACTCGCTAATTGATTAGCTCTTGTCCACCCCACACTTGTACCACAAGAACTACCATTCTCTTTTTTCCATTTTAAGGCTTTTTTAGCGTTGTTTCTTGCACTCTCTGGATAATCACTATAAGATTCCATTTCTACTTCCTCAGATAATAGTTTCTTTAACTCTTCTAATACCTCAGATGCTTCTATCTCCTCTACATCTACATTATCACTAAACATACCCTCTATGCTTAATCCTAAGTATTTTCCTTGTTTAACATCTCCCCACACTTCTTCGTTATCTATCTTCATAGTTACTGCCCAAGCACCTTCTACAGCATTTAAACCATATAAAGCAGTTTTATCTTTCTCTGGGTCTTCAACTATCCAAGACTCTATTACAGATACACCAGTAGTCATTTGGTCATTATGTTCTAATGTAGCATTGTTTAATTTAAGACGTTTTAAGTACAATTCTGAGGCTTTTCTTACTGTTTCCTTAGAGAATACTATATTGTATTCGTAATCTCCTCTACGTCTGTATATAAGCTTATCTGGAACTAATGCAAGACCTACTATAATTCTTTTATCAGAATCTACTGTTTTAAACTCTACTTTATGTTTGCTTAATGCGACAAAGTTTTCTTCTATTGCAGGACACTCCACCAAAGAGATAGCTTCAATACCGTCATCTTCTTTTGTATCGTCTATAAATAATTCTATAGTATCTAGTTCATTCATAATTATATTTATTAAGGTAACTCTAAAAATTTATTACGTTTTGTTTTAAAAACTAGCATTACTTCTAATGTCAGCATCTATCTGTT